ATAATTCTTTTAAATCTTTAAATTTTACAATTCCATTGTTTTTTTCTTCCCATGTAGCATAATAAATTCTTTGTTCCTTTACATCATAAATCTTATTATCAATAAATTCTTCCGTACCATCTTTTGATATCCATTTTTTAAAAATATATCCTATTACTTTTGGTGGATTTTCTATAGTCATTGTCAAATTATTTTCTCCTACATAATTATTATATTCATTTAATATTATTTTATTTGAATGTCCTACTTCGTTTTTAGAACTTAATATAATATTATATTCTTCTGCCCAATGTACAGAAATTGTTATTTGTTCATTTAATGTTAAATTTTCACCTGGAAATAAATTATGACCAATACTTGATGTAAAATGTGATAAAACAAATCCTAATTTAGTTCCTGTCAAAGGCATATTTATTATTGTTCCATGTTGATAAATTCCAGTACTCAAATTAACATTACCACCATCAGTATCAATAGTAACTAAATAATCTTTTAATTTTAAATCAACTACTACATATTTTGTTGTAATTGATACTGGTTCATCTGGTGTTATTGTTGTTCCTGATTGAGTATTATTATCTATATAGTGTGACCAAGAAGGAATGTATATTTCATCTAAATTTAATGTTAAATTACACCAAGATATATCTTGATTACTATATACTTCATTAGTCCATATCGTAAATTGGAATGGATCAACATTAAAATTTACCCACTCACCGAACATATGTGTTTTATAAACATTAGCATTTGTTATTTCATATTCATTTGCTAAAATTGTATATTTATTTATTGGTTCATTCCAAGTTTGTGAAGGTGTAGTATATTCTTGATTATCTTCTCCGATTAAATATTGAACTATTACTTTCCAAGTACCAGGCATTTTTATATTTAAAAAAATATTTTATATTTTTTGTAAAATAATTTTATATTTATAAAAAGATCTTTTTAAGGAGTGATCATTTCACAGAAAGATCTTTTTAAGATTTAAAAAATATTTTATAATTTAAAAAATATTATATTTAAATAATTTTAATTTATAAAAATTATTTTATATTTATAAAAAGATCTTTTTAGAGAGTGATCATTTTTAACAGAAAGATCTTTTTAAGAGAGATCTTTTTAAGAATGATCACTTTCAAACAGAAAGATCTTTTTAAGGAGTGATCACTTTTCACAGAAAGATCTTTTCTAAAGTAATCACTTTTAAACAGAAAGATCTTTTTAAGGAGTGATCACTTTTCACAGAAAGATCTTTTTAAGAGTGATCACTTTTAAACAGAAAGATCTTTTTAAGAGTGATCACTTTTCACAGAGTGATCATTTTACAGAAAGATCTTTTTTAAAGTGATCATTTTACAGAAAGATCTTTTTTAAAGTGATCATTTTACAGAAAGATCTTTTTTCACAGAAAGATCTTTTTTCACAGAAAGATCATTTTACAAAAAAAATCTTTTAAAATTTAAAAAAAAAATATTTTTATAATTATCAATTCAAAATTTTTATTAAATTCATTATCTAGTAAATGAAACATATTATTATTGGATCTGGTATTACTGGATTATATCTTGCATATAAATTAATCACTAAAAATATCACATCACCACATAATATTATTATTATTGAAAAATCTAAAACATACGGTGGTAGAATACAAACATTTAAATATAAAGGTTTCAGTTACGATGTAGGTGCTGGTAGATTAGCTAATAAACATAAATTTGTTATGCAATTAATTCAAGAACTTAACTTAAATGATTATATTATTCCTATTAATCCTAATAAAAATTACTTTATTAATGGTAAGTTATTTAATGAACAACAATTACTTAAATATTATAAATCTCAATTTACATCACTTAAAGATTTATGGCAATACGCTATTAACCATAAATCTACTATTATATTAACTAACTTTAATTTACATAACTATTTCTCTACATTCTTATCCACTAATGATATCAAAATTCTTGAAATTTCATTTGGTTATATTACTGAAATGTATAAAATGAATGCATATGATGCTATTAAAACACTTAAAAATGATTTTGATGTTCAAGATAATGATTTTTTTATACTTAAAGGAGGATTATCCAATTTAACTAATAAACTTTATCAATTTTTAATACTGAATAATGTTCAATTTTTATTCAATACTACATTATTAAATATTACAGAAAATACAATACAAACTACTAAAGATACATTACAGTTTCATAAATTATATATAACTATTCCTAAAAATAATTATATTACTATTCCTTATTTTCAAGATAAATTACATTTATTTGATTCTGTTCATACTGGAAAATTATTAAGAATCTACGCCAAATTTGATACTCAACATAATACCTGGATTAAAAATATACGCAAAACACTTACAGATAACAAATTACAATTTATTATACCTATCAGTAATAAAGATGGATTAATACAAATATCTTATACCGATGATTATAATGCTGAATTTTGGAATAATCTTAATAACACTCAAACTAAATTACTTATACAAAAATTATTATTAGAAATCTTTCCTAATGTCACACAACCACAATGGATCACTAAACATTTCTGGGATTCTGGATCACACTTCTGGAAAATTGGCGTTAAATCTACACAAATACAAAAACAAATTAAACTTATTACCAATAAAGATAATATACATATATTAGGAGAAACTTATAGTTCTAAACAAGCTTGGATTGAAGGATCTTTAGAAACCGTTCAAAATATATTATGATTTCATACATTCATCTATTACCTTTAACACAGATGTATCTTCCTTTATATCTTTTTTTATCTCTTTTATTTTTAATCTTATTTCTTTTAATTCTTTTTTATCTTTTTCTATTCCCTTATTCCTCTCTAAAATTTCTAATCTCTCTTTTAAATCACTTTTAACACCTTCTACTAATATATTTGATACTACTGGATAAGCAAATTGCCTTACATCTGATGATCTATTTAAATAACTTACAATTCCTACTGATTTACTTAAAAATTTATTTAATCCATTATAACTAAACATTCCATTCTCATTACAATATTCTTTTATAAAATTATCTACATCTTCATTAAATTCATCTTCTTCATTTAATATTAAATTTAATATTTTTATTAATGATAATGGATCATCTGTTATTGGAGTTGCTGTTAATAATAACAATTTTACTGATTCTTTCTTTGATAACTTATATGATCTATTAAATACTGATTTTAATTCTTTTATATCTGGTTTCTCATTTCCACTTAAATTTTTACTATATAATTTATGAACCTCATCTATTATTATTAAAGTCTTCTTAAAAGGATCATTCTTTCCATTTATTTTTACTAAATCATCATAAAATTTATTTTTCTTTGCAATTAAATTTGTGAATTGTTTATAAGATAATATTGGAAACCAGTTCTTATTTATTAATTTCTTTCTATCTCTTAATTTTTCTGGTAAAATTAAACCTTTATCTATTTTTTCTTGAATTATTGTATTACATACTTTTTCAAACATGTTTTTCCAAATATCTTGTTTTAATGTATGTCTTGTTACCCATATTATTGTATAATCTTCTCTTTCAAAATTTGATGCTACTGCTATACCAGAACATGTTTTACCTGTTCCTACTGAATGATACAATAATAAACCATTATTCACATTATCTGGTGTAAAATAATTTCTTACAAAATTTTGACTTACTGAAAATTCTATTTTATCATTTTTTACAATATCATCTTTACATAAATTCACTTTCTCTATCTTCTTCCATTTATAATCACTATAATTTTTATCTATATAATCTTTTAAATCTAAATATCCATAAAATTTATTTGGAACTTTATTTTTTCTATCTAATTCTACATACTTATTCATAAATTTCATCATATCATTATAATTTTTTTCATCTATATTCTTTGCTACTTTTAAATCCTCTAACTTTTTTAATAAATCATTTCCATATTTCTTTAAAAATAATATTGGTCTCCTCCATAAATTATTTACATTATTACATAAATATTTATCTTTTGCTAACCTATTACATAATATATTTCTTGGATATTTTTCATTCATCACATGATAATAATCTAAATCACAATTTAATGCACCCAGTAATAATAATCCATTCTCTGTTCCTTCTAATATACCACGACATTTATTTTTACACTTTATATCTTTACTATTATCATACATCTTACCATATGCTTCAATACTTAAATTATTTTTTTTTTCATTATAATACTTTACACCATCTTCTATCCATTCTTTAAATTTATTTTTTTCCATATTATGTACATTCAAATTTAAAAAATAATCTACTGCACTTATTTTTAATATCTCCTCTAAATCTGCCGTTAAATTTAAATATGATAAATTTATATTTGAATATTTCATAAATAAATCAAACACTGTTATATCTTTATCATAACTTAAATTATACCTAAATACATTTAATATCCAACCTATATTCGGTACAAATCTTAATCCTTTTTGACCACAAAATCTTGTCGCTCTTCCTATTACTTGTGTATCATCCGCTTTTGTTATTAAAGGTTCCATTATATGAAAATATTTTACATCAAATAAATCTATTCCCTCTTTATATCCTTGATCCAATATTATAAATCTTATTTTTTTTCCATTCACATTTTCTGGTCTATCATTGTAAATATTTAATATGGATTTTTTTAATTTTATAGAAAATACTTTACCATATACTACTGATGATGATAATAAAGCAAATGTATTATTTTCTTTTAATTTTTCTTTCATATTCATATTCTTATCAAAACATATATCATATCCATATGCTAAAAATATTCCACTTATTATTTTTGATCCATAAATTCCTTGAACATCTGAATAAATTACATGTTTAAATAACTTATTCTGTTCTTTTAAATCACGTTCATCTAATTCTTTTATTTTATCCATTAATTTTAATAACTTTGGAGAATTCATACCAATGTCATTTAATATAGTTTCTTCTTTAAAAACACCAGTATCAAATTTATGTTCCTTTTTTAATTTACTCCATGATGAACTATTTCTTATACATTTTGCTTTTTTATCCATTTATTATATAAAAAATAAAATTATTATTCAACACTTGGAATATATAATTTATATGATTTATAACCATATATATTATTTATATTCTCAAATTCTAATCTAATATCATCTATAAATTTATTATAATTTATCAATATGCTTAATTCACTTAAATTTATCTTTGTAAAATCTACTTTATTAACATACATATCATTTAATATCTTTATTAATTCAATAAATGTTGATTTACATATCTCTAAAAGAGTTACATCAATAGATATTGCTTCATTTAAATATTCAAATAACTTAAATTTACTCATTAAATTTGTTTTATATTGCTTTTCTTTTATCTCCTCCATCACATATCTTATCCTTTCTTTATCATATTTTATATTACGATTATTTATTTTTTCTCTTTTTTCAACTAATTCTACATTCTCTAAATGTAGAATTCTTCGATAAAAATTAGTCAGTTTATCTACTTCATTATTATTAATTTTTTTTCTTAATTCATTTAAACTTCTATAACCTCTAAATAATTCATTATCACATCCGTCATTTGGATTTCTAGCTATTTTTAAATTATTATCTCTCATATACCTAAAATATTCTGGATTATGAATTACTATGTTTTTTTTTATTATTCCTGTTTTCCAATCAAATACCGTATGACAATTTGCACACCACATTTGATCACAACCATTTGATTTTATTATTGCAATATTACATGATGGACATGCTTTACTATTATTTTTTATATGTAATGCCGTTTCTATATCATCCTTTAAACAAACATGATTATCACTTTTCAAAATATGACATTTATTACATGTTGTTTTTTCACACAAATTACAATACCATTTTGAATCAACAAACCCCATACAATTATTACTTGCACATGGATACTTATATTCTTTTTTTATTATTACTTCTCGAAATCTCAAATTTGATAAATATTCTTTATACCCATTTATTTTATGCTTTTCCAATATATATTCTAAACTATTTATATCTTCTATTTTTTTCAATTTTTTTTCCAAATTATATTTATAAACTACTATTTTTTTTATTTCTTTTAATTTTTCTACTTCTGGTAAAATTTTTGGTATTTCAATACATTGTTCTTCATATAATAAGTTTTTTATATGTTCTTTATAAATTGTATTCATAAATTTTACTCCAAATATTTTTATTAAAGTTGATCTTAAAAATATATTTTTACAATTCATACATGATTTTTCTGTTTTCTTTGTATCTAAAATATATTTTTTCAAACAATTTTCACAGGTTATATAATCGCAAAATAAACATTTTTTTATTTCACTTTCATTTAATTCTTCAATACAGATATTGCAAAACATATTTATTTTTTATATTTTATTCATTCATTTTTTAGAAATGCTTTATGTTCTTCTTCTTCTTTTTTTATTTGTTGAAGTGCTTTTGTTGTTCCAATAGCTCTTAATCTTTCTATTCTAGCATTATAAGCTACAACTGTTTTAATATAGTGAATTTGTTTTTCTGTTGGTTCTTTATTTTTATAAATAGCTTTAAAATATTTATTTTCTTCAGCTGTAAAAACTTTCGGTTTTTTAGGTTCTGGTTTTGCTTTTATACATTTTCCTGTCTTTGGACTTAATACTTTTCCTTCTGGACATGGATTTATATCACCACTTTTTGGACTTTTTTCATTTATTGGACTATTTTTTAATTTTATAGCAACTTTACCTTTCGGTAATACATTTACACCTTTTTTTACTGGCATACCTTTTACTATACCTATTTAAAAAAAATGATTTTTATATATAAATTATATAAATGTCCAAATATTACTCATTTGATAAAGGAAAACCTGTTGATAAACCTGAAATTTCTAAAAATTTATTACATGCACAATTTTTAGATATTCAAAGACCTAAAAAATCTTTAATTAATTCCGAACACTATTACTATCAAACTGATAGATATTATGATAAATTATATTCACAAAATGTTGATTTTACACCTGAACAACTTTTCTTTTTACCAAGAAAACAACCTGAAAAACAATTAACATATTCTGAAAAAATACAATTATGGAAAGATAAAATCAATGCCTCTTAATATACCAACGATGATATTCTTCTGATAGTAATATCATTACTAATACCATTATTATCGTAACTATTAAACTATTTAATAACTTTATATCTTGAGTTATTATTAATATTAATAGTAAAACTACTATTCCTATCCAATTATGCATTGGATTCTTTAATATCCATTCTTGATCACTATACCACCATATATTTTCTCTACTATATTTATCTAAAGTATAATATGGATTTAAAACAAACCAACTGAAATTTTCTACTAAAAACCAAATTATTATATAAAATAATACTATCCATAAATTTGTATCTTTTATTAATAATGTTGAATATGTTATTACTAATATTATTGTTATATTCATTATTACATGATAATATGTTAATCGACCTATTCCAGAATATTGTGTTGGTAAATTCTCCGCCCAACCCGATTTTCCTTCTATTTCTATTTCTAATATTGAATATAATATTGCAAAAATTACTATAAATATTGTATGAATAATTAAATTATTCATTTTGAATTCTTTTTATTTTTATCTTTATTTTTATTTTCGCTTACTCTTTTTGTAAATAAGACATTACATTTACATTTTCCACCATGAATACATTTTTTATACATTTATTTATTGAATATAAAAAAATAATTATATTAAACTTTAAAAATGAAAGCTTTTTGGATTAATGTCGATGAATGTATTGGACGTAAAGAATTTATGACCAAACAATTTAATAATATTAAATTTATAACTGAAAATCAAAGAATTTCTGCTATTACTACTGATGATATAAATTTACATGTACATGATAAAGATCTACCATATAAATGTGATCCATCTGATAAATTTTTTAAAAATTGTAAAAATTGTAAAGTTGAACATTGTACATTATTAAGTCATATGAATGCTATTGAACAAGGATATAATCAAAATTTAGAATGGTTTATCATCTTTGAAGATGATACTGTTATTCCACATCAAATTAATTGGGATTCTTTTTTTAAAATTATTCCTGAAGATGCAGAAGTTTTACAATTACATTGTTGTATGGGTCCAACTGTTGAAAAGTTATTTGAATTATATAAAAAAGATATATTATGGATACCATGGAGAATGATTATACCATCTGCATCTGGTTATGTTGTTAGTAGAAAAGCAGCTAAAAAAATGATAGATACATATAAAATTGATGGTAAATTTTGTTTTTCTAATTCTAAATCATGCAGACTTGCAGATGTTATGACATATGAAACATGTAAAACATATGTTCATACATATCCTTTATTTTATTCTAATGTTGAATTAGGTTCTTTAATACATCCTGATCATTTATATAGTCACAATATTGCTAATAATACCATAAAAAAAATTATTGATGAAAATCATTCCACACATAAATTTGCTATAAAAATAAATTAATATATATAACTAAATGGAATTCTGTTGCCCAAAAGATAAAGTTCTTAATAAACAAAAAAAAAAAAATTTAATTATCAATAGAGAAAATGAAATTTACGAAGAATTAATTTATAGAATGACACTAAAAAAACAAACTAAAAATAATAAATTGTATATTTATTGAAATATTTTATATTTTTTATATATTAAATGTTTGACGATGATATTATTGATAAGAAAACATTAATAATTAAAGGTTATAATACAAATAATATTATATTATCAGATATAGAACCTATACATAATGTTTTAGCTATAAAACACATTTTAACTTATGCAACTATTAATGAAACTGGAACTACACCAGATATAAAAAATATAATAATTAAAATTAATGATTTTAATTTAAAAACTATTATTTCAAATAACACAACTAATCTTATTTTTAATAATTTAATTTTTAAAAATAATGAACAATATGCATTTAAACATAATCAACATAATGATACTGGAATTATTACAGATTTTAGAATTGATCCTGATAATTATGTATGTAATCCTATTTTAAATAAATTAGATAAATTAAATATTTCATTTTATAAATTACATGATACTGATGGTAGTTTAGTTCCTTATCAATTAAAAGAAGTTAATATTGAATTATGTATTTATTCAAGTAGAAAAAAATTAACTATGATTTAATTTTATATTTTTATTTTTGTAAAAGTAATATAATAATGCCTTTCAATATAAAAGATATATGGAATATAACAACTAAATATATTTTTACAAATAAAAAAGTTGGTATTGGAACTGATACACCCCAATCATTATTAGATGTTAATGGTTATATTACTGAAAATAATGAAAAATTAGAAGATAAATATACATTAAGTTCTGATAATAATAAAAACGAAAATTTATATATATCTGAAACATTTAATAATGATCATAATAAATTAGATATATATTTTAAAAATAAAATTTTTATATGGTTGAAATTTAATAAACTTGCATTACTTAATGATGAACTTAATCAAATTAATATTACTAATACACCTACTATTCAATTAAGTAAAGATTATATTATTGGTAATGGTTCTGCTAAATTTAATAATAATTTTATTCAATTCAATAATAGTCTTTATAAAAAATCATATACTATTACATTTTGGATTAAATTTTATAAAATTACAAATCAACAAACTATTCTTAATTTTAATTCTACATTTCAATTAAAACTTATTAATAATAATTTATATTTTAGTTCAACAACAGCTAGAGATACAAATGATACTTTAATTAATTTTGATATTGAATTAAATAATTGGTATCATATATCTTTAATTACATATCAATATGATACAACTATTCTAAAAGAAAATATTGATAATCAAAATTTAATAATTCAAAATGAATTACGAGATTATTATAAATTATCATCTGGAGATAACTATACAACTAATAATATATCTAGAATTATATTTTTAATTGATGGTATTACACAATATGATAATGAAATTATTAATGATACAAATATATCTGATAATTTTAATTATTTTGATTTTCCTAATACAAATAACTCTATTTATCAAATTGGTGGTTCTAATTTAAATGCCTATATTGATGATTTTAGAATTTATGAAACTATTTTAACCAAAACACAAATACAACATAATATTATTGGAAATTATATTAAATTACATAATAATACTATTAGTGCAATTGGTAATTATGGTATTAATATTGAAAATTTTAATAATAAAGTTAATATTGGTTATTCTAATAATCCTGTTGATTTAGAAATACATGGTAATACATTAATTAATAAAATATCCAATAATCTTTATGTTGAAAATCAAGTTTTTGAAAATCAAAAATCATTAATTAATAAATATTTATTACAAGATGATCGAGATAAAAATACTGATATTATGGTTTCATCAATGTTTAATTCATTAGATACATTTAATTTATATATGGAATTAGAAGAATACTTTAGAGAAAAACTTTTAATTAAATATAATTTTGATTTTAATCAAAATGATCTTAAAGATTACAATCATTATAAAAAAAATACTGCATTATATGATTATAATAATAATGTATCTCCAGATGGTAATTTAGGTTCTAATATTATTTTAACTGCTGATGAACCACATAATTTAAGTGATACTTTTGCTAATATTAATCTACAATTTGATACTAATTATTTTGATTATGGACAAAAATATGTTAAAGGTACTAGTTCTTTATATTTAGATGGAAATAGAACTTATTATTTTGATACAAATACAAATAATCCAGAATATGATTTTCGTGATTCTCAATATCTATCTTTAACTATAATATTTTGGTTCAGATTAATTAATATTCATGATCAAACTATTTTTAATATTGGTAATAACCCTGGAATTATACTTAAAATTATTAATAAAACACTTAAATTATATATTAATAATCAAGAATTTACATTAATTAATATTAATAAAGATAAATGGTATCATTTTTCATTAATATTATATCAAGATCAAATTATTATTAATAAAAACCAAATTAATACTGAAACTACCAATATTTTAATTAATAATTATAATTTTATTGAAAATTTAGATAATCAATTAATTCAAAATAAATCAATTAAAGGTAGTGATTGGAATATTAATATATACATTGATGGATCACTTATTAAATATCATACTGGAGTACCAAATATATTTAATATACCACTTTCGGATTCTTTTAATTATTTAGGTTCTGATAATCAAACTAACTCTAAAATGTATGGATATATTGATGACTTTCGTATATATAATACTCTTGTTCCTATCGAATATATCAATAAATATATTATTGGTAGTTCATTAATATTAACTTCCGGTAATATTAGTGCTATTGGTAATTATGGAATACAAATTGAAAATTTTAAACAAAATGTTAATATTGGTAATTCTGATAATCATGTTAATTTAAATATATATGGTAATACTATTGGTAATAATTGTCAATATAATATACTTAATGTTCAATCTAATATATCATCTAACCTTAATTCTGAAATTGCAACTATAAATACATTAAATGTTACTGGTTCTATGGATCTTAAAGGTGTTCAATTTAAAGAACTTGATATTATATCTTTATCACACAATAATACACTTAAAGTTCAAAATGATATTGTTACTATATATTCTAATTTAGATATTGGTTATTTTATACAATTATATGATTATAATTTTTTAAATAATTCAATTAGTTTTTATAATGCTAATCAATTTAATTTTAATTCACATGTTAATATTTATGATAAATCATTTAATTTTCATATTAAAAATTCTAATATACCAGATTTAAGATTTACAAATACTGAAATTAATCCTAATATTAATGCACATCAATTTACACAATTTTTTATTGATAATAGAAATACTACTAGAATTAAATTAGATATCGGCAATATAGATATATCTAATGGATATATCTTAATTCAAAATATAGAATTAAATCCTAGCTTACCTAATTTTCAAATACAAAATCTCAATTATCTTAAAATTGAAGAAAATATTATTTCAATTTTTAATGATTCATCTAATAAAATTAAAATTGATCAAACTGGGTATTATTATTCTAATAATGATACACAAACTACATTAAATCAACAATTAATATTTAATGATAATAGTAATTTTAGTGTATTTAATTCAAATAAATTAAAAGTTAATGAAATTGAAGTTAATACAATTTCTATAGGAAATAATGCTGATAATTCTAATAGTATAAATTCATCGGGTTCTATGAGTGTTAATAATATTACTACTACTAATCAAGATGAAAATATTATTAGTATTGATACTGGTATTAATCTTGGTAAAATTAGAGGTAAATTATTTGATAATAGTATTATTGATATTACTGGAGAAATTAAAACTACTAATTCATTACATTGTAGTAGTCTTAAAGTTGATAGTTCTATTGAATTTGGTAGTATAAATGGTAATATTCAAATTGATGGTGATTTAATTATATCGGATTCTGGTATTATTAAAATAGAATATACTAATATTAATGGTAATACATTTACTGGTATTGAATTTAATAAAAAAGAACTTAAATTTTATATTGGTATTGATACTAAAGAATATTTTAAATTATCAGATACTGGATTTGAATATTGGGATAATAATCTATTAAATACACCAATTATATTTAATCAACAATCATTAACTACTAATAATAAAATATATATTAAATGTGGAGCATTAGAAGTTGAAAGATTAATTACTGACGAAAATCAATTTAGTTTTCCAAATATTATATCCTATGCCAAAAATTCTATTCAACAAATTGCAAATATATTTATCGGATATCAAGATATCATTCAAACTACAAATGATAATACTAAAGATGTTCTTCATGTTGATACACCTAACAATTCCAGATTAAGAACTGGTAATATATTAATTGAAGGTAAATTACAAATTGGTTCATTATTACAACAAAATTCTTTAAATATTATTACTGGGGGTATTCAAACATTAACTGATAATGGTGAAACTAAATCCATTGGACAAACTAATTATGTTTCTTTTTTGAATTCTTTTGATGAAGGTATCATGTATATATCTTTAAAAAATAATACTGTTGGTATTGGTATTGAACCACCTAATGATGATAATAGTGATGTTAAATTATATGTTGATGGTAGTATTCAATCTTCTAGTGATATTATTGGTTTTGCATCTATTTCAGATAAAAGATTTAAAAATAATGTTCATTCACTTCAAAATTCTGTTAATATTGTTAATAAAATGAATCCCGTTACTTTTACTTGGAATGATAATCTATTTAATAGCAATATGGCTAATAAAAATGATGTTGGATTTATTGCACAAGAAATTGAAGAAATTGTTCCTTATGCAATATCACAATGTAAAATTCAAAATAATCAGATCGACTATAAATATATTAAATATGAAAGATTAATTCCATATTTAGTTAATAATATACAAATATTAAATAAAAAAGTTGAAGAATTGGAAAATAAATTAAGATCTTCTTAAATAATTAAGATTCCATATACTAAATGTCTTACGATAAATTTATTGATAATATTTTTATTCAAAATAATCAAAATAATACACATCTATTACATAATAATAATGAATTATTATTATTTCCTGATTATCCAATTTCAAATAATATTAATTTATATTCTATTATAGATTATGATAGTAATATTCAAGTTGATTTTCAAAGTAATATTCAATTATATAATGAACTTGATATATCTAAATATATAGTTATTAAAGATAATGTAAATAATCCTATTTTATATTTAGTTAATCAAAGTTTATCTAAAATTATTAAAATTAATAAAAATACTAAACTTATTACTAAAACTAATATTAATGAAATTATTAATTATGATATTAATACTTCATTTTTTCAAACTGATATTTTAACTAGTAAATCACTTATATATAATAATAAAATATATATTACACCATTTTTATCACAACAAATTACAATATATAATATTATTAATAATATTATTGAAACTACTATTGATATATCTAATTATACATCTAATATTCATAATAATTATTCTGATTCTATTATTCATAATTCTATCATTTATTACATTCCATATGATGCCAATAATATTGGATTATTTAATGTTAATACTAATTCTTTTTCCATTATTGAAAGCCCACATATTAATCCAACTAGAAAAGCTAAATATAAAAAAGGAGTTTTATATAATGATAAAATCTTTTGTATTCCATATAATTCTGGAAATATTGGTATTATTGATACCACTAATAATACATTTAGTATTTTTAATGATTTTTTATTTCAATTAGAAGATATGTATTCCACTGCTATTATTGCTGATAATAAATTATACCTTATTCCACATAAATCTACTGATATATATATATATGATCCTATTAATAATATTTCTATTAATAATATCTCTATTAAAAGTAGCGGTATTAATAATAATAAACATAAATTTATTGATGCTGTTTTAGATCAAGATAATTCTAATATTTATCTTATTCCTGATAAAATTCCTGAATTTTCTGTTTTTAATTATTCTAAAAATAAATTTTCTATTCTCTTTAAACTTAATCAAGATGAACCTTCATTTTCTAGATCACATTTTGATTATATTAACAAAAATATTTATATGATTCCCGGTAATTCTAATTATTTAGGTATTTTAAAAGAACCATACAATAAAATTAATTATTTTCATACATTACAAACTACATATTCTAATTTACATTGTTCTGATGGTATTATTCATAATTCTAATATTTTTTTAATATCTAAATATAATCAAAATAATGTTTATACTATCAATTTAAATACTGCTATATATAATTATCATGGATTTGATAATTATAATTTAAATTCTAATATTAATAGTATTTTACATATTACTGATCCTAGATATATATTTAGAAATTACAATTCTGGCATTTTAATTAATAATGACATTTATATGATTGAAAATAATGGTATGCATTTATCTAAAATTAATTTAATTACCTGTAATATTACAGATATACAAATTTTACCATTAGATCTTTCTACTAGAGAAATTATTGCATATACTGATCTTGAAAATGTTGATTCTAAAATATATACAATATTAGGTAAATTTAATACTGTCGTTGAATATGATATTGATACTAAAAATATTGATTATTTTAACTTGAATAATTATGATGTTACAGAAATGAAATTTATTAAAGGTATATATAATAATTTAATTAATGCTATTTATATGATTCCATATAATATTATTGGTATTGGTATTTTATATTTAAATTCTAGAACTTATCAATTTAAAAAAATTGATACTTTAAATCCACTTATTAATAGACCATTCTTTAATAATGCAATTTATTTTAGTAGTCATTTATATTTAATTCCATCTAATGAAAATTATATATATATTTTTAATATTATTAATGAAACTTTCTCTAGAATTGATATATCTAATCGTAATTTTAATAATAATAAATATGTTGATGCTTTTATTATTAACCAATTTACATATCTTTTTCCAAATAATTCTAATAAAATTGCTAAATTATGTTATGATATAACTAATAATGCAACTTTAGAAGGTACCGCTGATTTTAAATTAATTAGTAAAGATGTTTATAAAAAACTTAGTAACAATCAATATTCATTACAAAATCTTATTATTGGTATTAATACTAATTTTAATGCTATTTATCAATATGGTATTATTATACCTACTATTATTACCTATTATGATGATCAACTTAATAAATCATTTGAATGGAAATATCAAAAAACCAATAATTATGATTCAAAAGAATTTATAGTTACAGAAAATACATTAACTACTGATTTAAATGGTGATATTATTTTTCAAATATTTAAAGGAGAACTTCAAGGTAATTTAGTTGAATTTACACTTGATAAATTATTAAAAAATAATAAATTTGATAATTCTTTTATCAATTCTATTTATGATATTAATACTGGTAATATATTTTTATTTCCCTATGATTTAAAACATCTATTTATATTAGATGTTAATCTATCTATACCTATATTAAAAACTAGAACTATTCAATCTAAAAATGATTTAAATAGTTCATTAAGTAAATATATTAATTTTGAACAAAATAAAATTATTGCATCAATTATTATTAATGAAAATTTATATATGATTACAGATTCATCTACTGATAATGCTGGACTTAATTATATACCATTTATTATTTATAATTTAAATACTAATGAATCACAACATTTAAATATTTATGATAAAACATTTGGCGAACGTATTAATACATTTTCATCTATTGTATATAGTCATAAAATTAATACATTGTTTTTAATACCAAATAAACATAAAACTATTGTTTATTATAATATTATTGAAAACTCATTAGGTGAAGTTTTATTATTTGATTCTATTACTAATCAAAATCTAGATTCTGAATTTTTATATCAAGAAAGTCTTATTAATCAAGGTTCTAGTTTATTTTCTGATGCTAAAATTATTGATGATTATATTTATTTAATCCCATCTGATGGGAATATTATTTTAAAATATAAAATTAGAACTTATTATGAATTTATTAAAGAAACTAATTCATCTATAACTATTTACAGTCAATCCAATAATATTCCTAAAAAATTTTCTAAAGCAATATATCATTCTAATTTTATTTATTTAATTCCACATAATCTCACTGATATTATTATTTTTAATATCCAAAATAATAATATTACTATAATTCCTATATTAGATGGAATTAATGGGGATAATGAATATTTTAAAGATGCTGTTATTGTTAATATTAATAATCAACCTTATATATATTTAGTTCCTTATAATGCTAATAAATTAATTACATTTGATATTAATTCTAATCAATTATTATATTTTAATGAACCAATCTTTAATAATAATAAATTTGGTTCTGCTACTATTGATCATAAAGGTAATATATATTTTATTATTAATACTGGTTATATATTTTATTATAAATTAAATATTATTAAACAATATATTAAACCTAGATTACCCGTATCATTTTATGATAAAACTATATCTTTCTCTAGAATATATAAAAAATTTCATAAAGCTTATGTTTATAATAACTATAATTTTAATAATAAAATTATTAGATTTAGTGATTACTATAAAAATGGCGGATTTACATATTATGTTCAAAATAAAATTACAGAAAATAAATTTATTAGTAGTATTGATAATCAACCTTTACTTAATTCTAATATACCTGAAATTTATAACAATAATTTAAATTATACTAATAATTCATCTTTATTTCTTCTTGAACAATCCAGTAATATTTTAAATATTAATAAATTTTTTACTGCATATAGTAACAAATTTTCTGATTTTATAAATCAACAAAATAATATTAATAGTATTACAATTCAATTTAATAATAATTTTTTATATTATTTTAATAACCTGAATAATCTTTTTACCATAAATATATCTACTGGAACACAAATTTCAACTAAAAGTTTTCCTATTATTCCAAAAAAAGATATTGATTTTTTTAATATTGATATCAAATCCAATATGGATACTTTTTATAATATTATTAATATTACTAATCTAATTGATTCTATAAGAAATCCACATATTTATAAAGAAATTATATTTAATTTAACTAGAAATCAATTTATTTCAAATATATTAAATATTGAAATAAGCAGTTTAAAAAAATTACCTAATATTAATATAATTACTTTAAATATTAATGGAACACTTGATAATGGTTTAACTAATCAAAATAATTATGGTAATGATTATAGATTTCATTATTTAATAGATAAAGATTCTTTAAATTTTGAACAAACTACAACTAATTTAACTTGGGAACAAATTGATCAACACAGTAAATTAATACCTAATTCAGACCAGTTATCATATTTTATAAAAAAAAAATATAGTGAAATTCATACAGATAAAAATAGACTTTTTGTTACTGCTTATAAAAATGAACATAGTGCATTAGGTTTAGGATCAGCAGGAACTCTAGAAATTTTTCCTTTATTTAAAGAAATTAATTTTAACAAAAATATAATAAAAATTGCTTCTGGTGCATTACATACTATATTTTTAGAAGATAATGGTAGAGTACATGGTTGTGGTTATAGTGAGTATGGTCAATTAGGTTTTGGTGATTCTGTTAATGGAAAAGCAACTAAAACTTCTCCACAACAAATAAATATTTTAAATAATTCTAATATAACCAATATTAGTTGTGGAGGAAATTCTTCAATATTTTTAACAGATACCGGTGAAGCTTATACATGTGGTGTAAATTCCTCGGGACAATTAGGTTTAGGACATACAACACCTGAAGTATATTGGCCTACATTAATAACTAATTTAGAATATGGTGATGGTAATGGACTACATTTTTATAGAGCTAAAAATGATTTTATTAGTTGTGAATGTGGATATAATTATTCAATATTTTTAACAGGTAATGGTAAAGCGTATGGTTGTGGTTTAAATAACTCGGGAGAATTAGGATTAGGTGATACAACAGAGAAATTAATTCCTACATTAATAAATTTTCCAAATGATCCTAATATAATTAAAGTTGCATGTTCTTATCAATTTACTATATTTTTAACTAAAGATGGTAGAGTATATAGTTGTGGTCTTAATAACTTTGAACAATTAGCTTTAGGTGATACAACTACTAGACATACTCCTGAATTAATAAGTAATCCAAATATCGATAATATAATTGATATTGGGTGTAATCGTTACTCTACTATATTTATAAAAAATAATGGTAAAGTATATGGTTGTGGAAAAAATGATTATGGTCAATTAGGATTAGGTGATACAAATAATAGAGATACTCCTACATTAGTAAATTATTTTGATCAAAATAATATTTATATAACTAAAGTTTCATGTGGATATCAATCTACTGTATTTTTAACAGATAATGGTCAAGCATATGGATGTGGTAATAATAGATATTTAAATATTGGCATTATTAGAAATATGCCAGAAAATATTAATAAACCACAATTACTTAGATATAATAATGATGCAGATATTTATTTTGATGATATATTTTGTAATAAAGAAACAATAAAAAATAGAAACAGAACTTTCTTTATTGAAAAAAAAAATGTTTATCCAGAAAATACTTTTTTTCATAAAAAAAATACACGGAATAATTATAGTAAATTTGCCTTTTTTTGTGGTCAAATTGAATCAGAATATATGACTATAGAATATTTTAATAAAGAACTTACAAGCAGTAACAAAAGTTTATATCCAACTTTATTAGAGTTTTTTTATTATAATAATATTGAAATTAAGAAAATTAGTATATTAACTAGTGGATATATGGTTTTAACAAAAGATGGTAGAGTATATGGTTGTGGTCTTAATGATGAGGGACAATTAGGATTAGGTCATATAGATACTAAAAAAACTCCAGAATTAGTAGATTATTTTGATGGAAATAATATTAAAATAACTAATATTAGTTGTGGATATAAATTTTCAATATTTTTAAGTGAAGATGGTAGAGTATATGGTTGTGGTTTTGGTGTAAATGGTCAATCAGGATTAGGACATAACTCTATGGAACATACTCCTAAATTAATACCTAATTTATATAATATAACTAATATTGATTGTAATTCTAGACATAGTCTATTTTTAACTAGTGATGGTAGAGTATATGGTAGTGGTCTTAATGCTTATGGTGAATTAGGTTTAGGAAATAACTCTACTAAATATACTCCTGAATTAATACCTTCTGTAGATAATATAACTAATATTGCTTGTGGTGTAGACTATAGTATATTTATAAAAAATAATGGTAGAGTATATGTTTGTGGAAGTAATGAATATGGTCAATTAGGTTTAGGTGATACAAATAGTAGAAATACTCCAGTATTAGTAAATTTTTTTAATACAAAAAAAATAACTAAAGTTTCATGTAGTAAATCTACTATATTTTTAGATGATAATGGTCAAGCATATAGTTGTGGTCTTAATAACTATGGTCAATTAGGTTTAGGTGATACAAATCATAGATATACTCCAGAATTAGTAAATTTTTTTGATACAAAAAAAATAACTAAAGTTTCATCTAATTATCATACTATATTTTTAGATGATAATGGTCAAGCATATAGTTGTGGTCAAAATAACTATGGACAATTAGCTTTAGGTGATACAAATCATAGATATACTCCAGTAAAAATAAATTATTTTATAGAGAATAATATATATATTTATGATATTGCAGTTATTAATAATAATCCTGTTTATTTTACTATATTTTTATCTTATGAAAATAAATTTGAAACAGAAAATAAATCATTAAATAAATTTATTCCTATATATAATTCTAATATTCCAGAACCACATAGAGATTGGATTAAATTTAATTATAACAATACTTCTAATTTATTAACTTCTAATTTATTAAGTACTGAATACTACTCAAATATAGAATATGATGAAACATATTCACAAAAATTAAATCAATCTAATTTAGAAGAATATGGTAATTCTTTACAATCTAATAGTATATATTTTAAAGATTATTCATTATTAAATAAAGACATACAATTACAACCTATTAAAACTTTTGATATTAATTTAGATAAAAATTCAGTTCTTAATATTAATAAGTTTGAAAATAAAAATTTACTTTTATTTAAAGAAACTACAAGTAATTTAACTTGGGATAAAGCTAATAATGAAATTTATCATAAAAATTTACCCGATTATAAACAAGTTGATCAATTTATTCAACAATTAAATAATAATAATTTTAAATTTCAACAAAAAAATTATGGTTGTGGTAATAATAATGTGGGTCAATTAGGATTAGGAGATACAACAGAGAGATTAACACCTACATTAATACCTAATTTAGATAATATAACTAATATTTCAGCTAATAACAATCATTCTATGTTTTTAACTAGTGATGGTAGAGTATATAGTTGTGGTGATAATACTAATGGACAATTAGGATTAGGAGATATTGGAGATGATTTTTTAGTTCCTACATTAATACCTAATTTATATAATATAACGGATATTGCTTCTGGTAACAATCATTCTATATTTCTAACTAGTGATGGTAGAGTATATAGTTGTGGTCAAAATAACTTGGGACAATCAGGATTAGGTGTTACATTTAATGATATAGTTACTCCTACATTAATATCTAATTTAGATAATATAACTAAAGTTTCATGTGGATATCTATTTACTATTTTTTTAACTAGTGATGGTAAAGTATATGGTTGTGGTCTTAATAATAATAATCATCAATTAGGATTTGAATCTACATATAATAAATATACACCAGAATTAATACCTAATTTAGATAATATAACTATAACTAATATTGCTTCTGGTGGCAATCATAATCTATTTTTAACTAGTGATGGTAGAGTATATAGTTGTGGTGATAATACTAATGGACAATTAGGATTAGGAGATACAACAACGAAATATAATACTACATTAATACCTAATTTAGATAATATAACTAATATTGCTTCTGGTGGCAATCATACTCTATTTTTAACTAGTGATGGTAGAGTATATAGTTGTGGTTATAATCATAAGGGACAATTAGGATTAGGTGATACAAATAATAGAAATACACCAGAATTAATATCCAATTTAGATAATATAACTATAACTAATATTGCTTGTGGATCAGATTATAGTATATTTCTAACTAGTGATGGTATAGCATATGGTTGTGGTGATAATAGTGTGGGACAATTAGGATTAGGTGATACAAATACTAGATATACTCTTACATTAATTAATGAAACAAAATTTGAAAAAATATTTACTGGAAGTGGAAGTACACATTATAATAATACCTTTTTTATATTGACAAATGACTATAAAAATAAATATATACCAGTTAATAATCTAAATATTCCAGAACCACATAAAGATTGGATTAAATTTAATGATGATAATACTTCTAATTTATTAAGTATTGAATATTACTCCAATGTACAATATGATGAAACATATTCACAAAAAATTTATCAATCTAATTTAGAAGAATATGGTAATTCTTTACAATCTAATTCTGATAGTATATATTTTTGGTATGATTCAGTTGATATATTAGAAATTAATAATCATATGTCATGGGATGATTATAAATTACATGTAGAATTAAATTTAGGTAGATTACCTTATAGGAATGAAATTATTGATTTATTTAATCAAATTTCAGTTACTTCCAGTAATAGTATAAAAAACACAATAAATTCTAATATAAATGAAAATTTATGGATTCCAGTTAATGATTATGTTGGTTCTTATCTTTCATTAGATAATTATGATTTAAGAACAACTTATTATTTAATTACACCTCAAAATAATGAAATATATGATAATGATACTACATTATATAATTCTAGTGATTTTATAGAATCTGATAAATATAATTTTCCAAAAAATTATATATTTTATGTTCCAAATCAAAATATTATATATAATAATATCAATGAAACAGAAATTAATATAAATCTTTATATTAATCAATATTTAGAAATTAATATTACAGAAGAACCCTCAGATATTAATAATGTAATTATTAATAGTTTAGATGCATTTAAAAAAACTATAGAATTAGAAATAAATATTAATTATGAAATTAGTAAAAATACAATTATTGATTTAGAACAATTTATTAATCAATTTAAATTTATTAATAAAATTTATTTTAATATAAATAAAACTATTCTATCAACTGGTATTATAACTTTTAAAGAAATTAAAAATATTCATATTAATGATATAGATATTTTAGTTAATTATAATACATATCATTAAATAATAAATATGCCTAGATTTGGATCTAATAATATGGCAATTACCAAAGATAATATTATATATTTAACTAATACAAGTAATTCTAGTATAAATAAAATTGATAATTATAATAATATAAAAATAGCTGGTTCAGATAAATATAAAGGTATTCAAGATGGTATTGGTAATCAAGCTCTTTTTTATGAACCGAGAAATATTATTTTAACTAACAATGAAAAAGAATTGTATCTATTAGATGATAATTTAATTAGAAATGTTAAACTTACATCTGATAGTATTAGTGGTTCTTCTATTCAAGTCATTAATGATGTTAATATAAATAATAATATTTTTCAAAATGGAAGTTATGGTATTTCTAAAACATCTAATCCTTCTGAAATATCTATAATTGATAATAATAAATTATATATTATTAATACACATAATCTTAATATTCAACATAAAATTATTGATAATACCATTAATTTTATTGATGTCGAATATTATAACAGTTCTTTTTATTTTATTTCAGAAACAAAAATATATAAATGTGATGATATTAATACCAATATTACATTAAATGAAATTAATATTAATATATCAATTGATGAATTATATGGTATAACATTCAATAAAAATAATAATAAAATAATTTTAACATGTAAAATAAATAATAACCATAAAATTATATCTGGTTATGTTAGTTCTACAAATAATTATATAATTGATGAGATTAAAAATAGTAAATATAATATTAAAACATTAATGGATTATAATATCATATATGATAATGATACAAATCAATATTTTATAGGTAAAAGTTCTAATACTGATAAAATATATTATATATCTTATGAAAGTTTAACTATTGATGATGAAAATCCAAATGTTATATCTTTTGCTGAACAACATGAAATTTATGATTATAAAAATGGTAATGAACATCGAATTCTTGTAGAAACTAGAAATATTATTTATTCTAATAAATATAAACAATCACGTCTTAGTAATCAATTATTATATTTTAATGAAGATGAAAAAAAAATATTATTTTTAGATTACATTAGTTCTTTATATAAAACTATTACTTTAAATTTTGATAAAAAATTTGATTATATTAATGATATAACTATTAATTCTGATGATACTACAATATATTTAACACAAGATTATAATATTTATTATTTTATTTTAAATACTAGTAATATTCAAGAATTATATCAATCATCAAATATTATTCATAATATTTTATATAAAAATAATAAATTATATTTTATTACTGATAAATTATATTGCGTTGATAACGAATATTTAACAGATAGTAATATATTTAATAATAATATAGATTCATATGATAATATCGTTACCGGTGTTGATAATGAAAGTTTTGAAAATTTAACAGATTTTACTATTGATACAAATAATGAAATAGGATATTTAGCGTTTGATACTAAAATTAAATGGTTTTATATTAAATAAAAGAAATGGATAAATTTATTGTTAATAATACTAACAATTCTAAAATTAATATATATAGAAAAGATAATTTAGAAAATTTCCCTAAAACAATTGATATATCAAATGTTAAAACATTTCAAGATTTATTTAAACAAATAGATAAAAACTATATTCCAAATAATATTATTTTAAATACAAATTTACCGAATATTGGTTACATTAAAATTGAACAAGAAAATAATAAAGTTAATTTTATTAAATCTGATACTTTTAATTATATAACTAATGTTCAAAATGGTGATGGTGATGGTATTGAATGTCTCCATAATTTATATTTAGATAAAAATTTATACGTTAAAGAAGAGATAACAGCTTTTTCTTTATATACACCATCTGATAAAAAATTGAAAAAAAATATTAATAAATTACATGATTCATTAGATATTATAAAAAAAATAAATCCAGTTAGTTTTCAATGGAAAGATGATATTAATATTATTAGTGATAATAATAAAAATAAATTTGATGTTGGATTTATAGCACAAGAATTAGAACAAATTTTACCTATATTAGTTGAAAATAATTTAATAAATGGAATTGGTTTTAAAACAATTAAAGAAACTAAATTAATACCATATTTAGTAGATTGTATTCAAATTTTAGATAAGCGTCTAATTATTTTAGAAAAAAATAAACTATAAAAATATTAAAAACTATGTATATAAATTATTATAATTATAATAATAATACAAATAGTGATTTTTATAGAGAAATTTATAATTATAATATAAAAGATGGATTAATTGCGCATTATAAATTTAATAATAATTTAAATAATGATATAAGTACAAATATACCAGGATTTGGAATTATAGACTCATTAGTAAATGAACTTGATGGAACACCTACATATACAAATGATTCTATAAATGAATTATCTATAGTTAATAATGAAGAATTAAGATTAAAAATTCCAAATTTAACTCTGGAAAAATTAACTAATAATGGTGATTTTACTATATCTTTTTGGTTTAAATCTTCTGACAATTATCCAGTAAGTACAAATAATTGTTTATTTCATTCTGGTAATTTTGGAAATGGATTTTCTGCTTGGTTATATGAAGGTTATCTTGAATTATTTACTGAAGCTAGCGATACTTTTAATTCGATTAAATGGGAATTTAGTGATGTTAATTTTCATAAGGACTGGAAATTATATACATTTTCATTTTCATATCAACGTAAAAATGAAAATAATGTAACATATCATGTTTCATTATATGTTAATAAAGAAATTAAAGAGACAGAAAATAATAAAACTATAGAAAAATTTATTTTTGATCATAATGATATTAATCCGGGATTTATTATAGGTAATATCGATGATACAATAACATTTGGAATAGAGGGATACTATGATGATTTTCGTATATATAATAAAGTTTTTATTCACGATGGATTAATTGCACATTTTAATTTTAATAGTAATTTAGATAATAATATAAATACAAATGTAAAAATCTCAAAAATATTATTACCATATCCTTCTGAAAAAACTAGAAATACTTATTTTATGGTAAATCAAGCAGAATCAACTCATGAAATTACAGTTACTAATAATAGTTATGATAATGGAATCTATAAAGTAAGATATTCATCATATGATAATGCTACACAGCATCTTCCGATATCAATTTTTAACAATGATACTGATTATAGTTTTATTAATAATACTTATTATTCACATGGTTTTTGGGATATTAATAATTATAATTTGTTATATGGTTTTTATATAGGAGGTCAAGGTGTAGAAATTGATATTCAAAAAGGTGATAATACAATTAAAGATACTATACATGGCGATTGGATTGAAATTACATTACCAGAAGAAATAATTTTAGATTCTTATGCAATATATATTAATCAATCCTATATAAATGGAGGTTGGTGGACTTCCGCTCCAAAAGAAATTGTAGTTTATGCTAAAAATAATGATAATGATCCTTGGAACTTTATTTCTACTACAGAAGATATGATAAGAAATTTAGACGGAGAATTAAGTCAAAAAGATCAGTTTAACTCTATTTACTCTGATATTGAATTTATTAATCAAAAAAAATATAAAGTTTTTAAAAATATAATTGATAATGAAAATGGAACACAAATAGGTTACAAAATTTATAAGTTCTTTTTTGAAAGTATTTATGGAAATGGTAATTCAATTAATGCATCTTTATTTTTTGATAAATTATTTTTATATAAAACATATAACGATATAGAATATAATAAAGATTTTATATTTAATTCTTCGATTTTATTAAAAAATATTAATTTAGAAATACCAAATTTAAATTTAGATAATGATTCTTCAATATCTTTTTGGTTTAAAATTCATTCATTTAATAATGAATATTCTTTATTTAAAATAAAAAATACTAATAATGATTTTTTTAATTTTAAATTACATCAGGATTCCATTAAAATATTTAAAAATGATACTGAGGAATATGAATGGTTAAATATTAATTTTACAATAAATAAATGGATATTATTAAATTTTATATTTACAAAAAATAATATAACTTTATATATAGATACTATTATCCATAATAATATATATAACAATATAATTAATATTAATTTAAATGATTTAAATATTGGTGATTCTTTAAGTGAATCTCAATTATATTATCATGATTTAAGAATATATAATAAAAAAATATCATTAATTGATATCCAAAATATATATTTTAATTTTTTTATTGAAATAAACAGAACTGATAAATATATTGCTTTTAAAAATAAAGAATTAAATCAAACAACTTATAAAATTATTTGTTCTGAAGATACAAATTCTGATATATTAATTATTGGTGGTGGTGGTGCTGGAGCATCTAATATTGGTAGTGGAGGTTATGCAGGTAATGTTATATATTTAGAAAATCAAATTTTAAATGGAACTTATGAAATTAAAGTTGGTAAAGGTGGTAATTTGTTTAATAATGCCTATTCTAGTCAATTTCATAATCAAATTGCATCTGGTGGTAATAATGGAGATAATATATTAAATCAACCACCTAATGGTGATATTGGAGAACAATATAATATTACTGGAAATAATTTATATTATGCACTTAATGGTAATGGAAGTGATTATGAAAATACAATTATACCTCAATATTATAATGGTAGTGGAGGTAATGCTGGTTCTAATGTTGAAGGTAGTTCTGGTATTGTTATTGTTAATTTTGATATAGAACCTAAAGTATTAATACATGATACTATTACACCTAGATATAATAATTTTAATCAATATAAATTTAATTTAACAACTTCTAATATTATTGAACTTGAATATTTTAAAGATGAATTTAATAATTATTTTTATAATGATAATTATGGATTTAACTCATCATGTAATATTAAAGACATTATATTTACATCGTTAAATAGCGATAGTAATATAATTTTATTTAACTGTAATTTAGACTTTACTAATCAAAATTATATATCTAACAAAGTTAAAATTCAAGTAAATATACCTGCATTAGGTTATTTAATCAATACAAATATTGAACCAGAACCTTTTTTTATAAAATATAATGAAAATTCTATTTTTTATGAAAAAAATCTTTATCTTTATAAAAATCTACATATTAAAAATGATATTATTGCTTTATCTACACATTCATCACCATCTGATAAAAAATTTAAAACTAATATAACTATTTTATCTGATTCTACTAAAATTATTAATGAATTAAATCCTATTTCTTTTCAATGGAAAAATGATACAGATTTTATTAGTCCTAAATATCATAATAAAGATGAAGTTGGATTTTTAGCACAAGAGGTTGAACAAATTTTACCAATAATTGTTAAAGATAGTTTTTATAAAAATATAAGTTATAAAAAAATAAATGAAACAAAAATTATAGCTTATTTAATTAATGTTATAAAAAATATAGATTATAGAATTAAAATATTAGAAAAAAATATTTAATCATTAAGATATGAATCTACTTTAGCATCAAAATCATATTCATCATCTGATGAATCTTCTTTTTTAGCTTCTTTTTTAGCTTCTTTTTTAGCCTTCTTTTCAGCTTCTTTAGCTTCTTTAGCTTCTTTTTTAGCCTTCTTTTCTGCTTCTTTAGTTTCTTTTTTTATCTTTTTTTCTTCTTCTTTTCTCTTTTTTTTTTCTTCTTTAGTTTTATCTTTTTCTTCTTTTTTAGTTTTTTTTTCTACTTTTATCTTATCATCAGAATTATCATTAGAATTATCATCAGAATTATTATCAGAATTATTATCAGAATTATTATCAGAATCCACTGGAAAATCTAGTTTTATTTTGATTTTTTTCGGAAGAACATTCGTTTTTTTCTGATTATCCTTATTAGAATCTTTTTTTTCAAAAAGTTCAGGATTATTATTTTTATAATCCTCCCATTTTTTAGCACAAATCTTCATCTTTTCACCCTGTGTGAGACCTTCCTTCTTAATATCATCATCATTCAACATACATTCCTTCACAAATTTGTTATAATCAGAAGGATTACGTGTCTTTTTCTGTTTTTTTTCTTTGTTTTTGTTTATGAACTCTTTAATATAAGTCCTAAATTTAGATACAATAATTCCTTTTTCTTCATATTCATTCAAAAAATTCTTGAATTCTACAATACTAGCTCCAGAAATGATACTCATTTTTAATAATTATTCTTTCTTATAATTTTATCATTTTTTTCATTTTTTTTACATTTTTATAAAAAATGATTACATTTATTTACATTTTTAAATGCAAAATACTATTTATATTTCAAATAAAAATTATTATGATGAATGTGCGATATTTGACGTAAATGTTAATTACATTTATACAAAAATAAATGAATAAGAAGATTATGTAGATTATACATGTGATTCTATATAAGTTTTATAATTATTAAAAATTTTACGATCATAAATATATTCTTCTTCTTCTTTATATTCTTCTTCTTCTTTATCTTCTTCAATTTTATAACATGAAAAAAAATGACTATTGTATATATTTTTATTTTCTATTTCAATATCTACTTCTTCTATTTGAATTTTATAACATGTTATTATATTATATAATTCTTTTGATAATGATTTCAAAAAACCCATTATACTCCTATTTTAATTATATCTAATAATACATTCTTTAGATATATTACGTATGGATCTAATTTTTCCAAATCATTATTTACATCTTCTTTTAAATCTTCTTTTACAGAAATATCTATTAATTTTTGATTTATTTCTTTTATTTTTATTTCCAATTTTGTTAATTCATCTATATTGTTTATGGATTTTTCTGGTATTTTTGAAAAAATATCATCTTTTATATTTTCAATTTCTTCTAATTTTTCCATAAATGTATTTTCATATTTTTCAATCTCTAATAATTTATTTGATATCTTTGATAATTCTGTATTTGTTTCAATTGAAGATCCTGGTTTTTTTAATTCATTATTTAAATTTCTACTAATTTTTAATTTAATATTACTTAATACTGATTTTATCATATCTATTTTAACATTCATATCAACAATCATTGATAATGTAATTGTATTTTTTTTATTATCTGAAACTTTAAAACCTTCAGATATATCACAATTTAAATTCATATATATTAACCATGTTAATATTATAATTATTAACACAACTAATATCCATATATATATCATTTATTTATTTGTATATTTTTTATTTAAGCACCACAACTTAAACACTCTGTTTCTTCATTTTCTTTATTATTTTTTGTATATTTCTTTCCTTCTAATGAAAATGATTGCACTCTTGCTTTTGGTCTTGTCCTTAAGTAATATATTCCTGTTTTTAATCCTTTTTTCCACGAATAAAAATGCATATTACTTAATTTTGTTATATCTGGATCATCTAAAAATATATTCATACTCTGTGATTGACAAATATATGCTCCACGGTCCGCTGATTGATCTATTATTGCTTTTGGATGTAACTCATATGCTGTCTTAAATATTTTACGTATATCTTCGGGGATTTCATTTATATCTTGAACTGAACCTTTATTTTCAATTATTTTATTTTTTATATCTTTATTCCATATCTTTAATTCTATTAACTTATTTATCAAATATTTATTAATAATAAAAAATTCTCCCGCTAAAGTTCTACGATTATATATATTATTTGTAAATGGTTCAAAACATTCATTAAATCCTAATATTTGACTTGTTGATGCTGTTGGCATCAATGCCAATAATAAACTATTTCTTACACCATTCTTTTTTATTTTTTCTTTTAATTCTTCCCAATTCCATAATCCACTTGATGGTACCACATTCCATAAATCAAATTGTAATAATCCCTTTGATATAGGACTTTCATTATAACTATCATAACTTCCATATTTTTCTGATAACTCCATTGACATCGTTAATGCACCATAATATATTGTTTCAAATATTTTTTTATTTATTTCTTTTGCTTCATCACTATCAAATGATATATTCATTAAAGCATAAACATCTGCTAATCCTTGAACACCTATTCCAATTGGACGATGACGTTTATTACTTACTTCTGTTTCTTTTAAAGGATAAAAAGTTTTATCTATTACTTTATTTAAATTTTTTGTTACTATTTTTGATATTTTATATAATTTTTCATAATTATATTCACCATTTTCTACATACATTGGTAATGCAATACTTGCCAAATTACATACTGCTGTTTCATTACTATCTGAATATTCTATTATCTCTGCACATAAATTTGATGATTTTATAGCACCTAAGTTTTTTTGATTACTCTTTCTATTACATGAATCTTTATAACATATATATGGCGTTCCCGTTTCTTTTTGTGCTATACAAATATTTTTCCATAAATCTTGAGCTTTTATTTTTTTTTTCATATCTTTTTTCTGAACTATATTTTTCATATAATTTTCTATAATCTTCATCATAAACATCTGATAATCCTGGACATTTATTTGGACAAAATAAACACCATTCTTCATCATTTTTTACTTTTTCCATAAATAAATCTGGAATCCATAAAGCAGTAAATAATTCACGACATCTTTCGGCTTCATTTCCATGATTCTTTCTTAAATCTATAAATGATTCTATATCTGGATGAGAAGGTTCTAAATAAATTGCAAAATTTCCATTTCGTTTTCCACTATTATGAACTATTCCCATCTCTGTTACATAACTATGATTATCATGTACATTTAAATCATATACATATCCTTCAAAATTTTTCATTTTATCTATTGATTTTATTCCTGTCCATAAAACATCATCTAATTCAAAATAATTCAATATTTTTATATCACTCTTTTTATTTTTATAATCAAAAATTTCAAACAATTCATCACAATATGGAATACATACTACATTATATTTATTCTCTGATTTGTAAAAACCATCTACTAATACACCTAAACGTAAAAATAGATATTTTACATAATAACAAATGTATTTCTTTGAATCATCCACATTATAAAACATACAATTATATGTATCATTTATCTTACAACCATTCGATTTTAATAATCCTTTTAAAAATATTTTTACACATTCTTTTGATAATTGTAAGAAATTCTTTATTGGTCTTACACCTTCTTGATTATTCCATTTTAAAATTGTACGATTTTTTTCAATATAACTACTATATTCTACTTTATATTTATTCAAAAATTTTATTAAAATATTTTTCATTTCATTTCCTTTATCTTTATAAAATGATACATATTGAATTCCATTCTCTATATATCCATTTCCTAATAAAATACCAGAATATAAACACATATCTTCATCACATTCTATTTCATTATCTACTATTGGTATCGGATATCCTACATAATCAAATGTAGTTAAAGATTTTAAATCTACATATTGTGCTTTTTTATTTAAATTATTTTGCATATAATTCTTTAACTCATGTACTGGTAATGATGGAACATCTGTTAAAGCATAAATTTGATGTTCTGGAGTTACATAAACTGTATCAATTGAATTATTCGTTCTTACACGATAAGTATCTTTATTTATTTTTGTTACTATTTTTCTTAAAACTTTATGAAATGTTCCATCTGATGTTAATACCATATCATTCTCTCTTATTTTTTCTATCTTCTTTGTTCCATTTAAAGTATAAACATTAGTATCACCACGGAAACATTGATCTACATACATTGCTGTTTTATTATAAACACTTAACATTGGTATTATACCATTACTTGTTCCATTTGTTCCTTTAATATAAGCACCACGAGATCTTACATCATGTACATGTAACCCTACACCACCACTATATTTTGAAATATGAGCACAACTCTTTAAAGTATCAAAGATTCCTTCAATACTATCTTCTTTCATAGCCTGTAGAAAACATGAAGCCATTTGAGATCTTGGCGTTCCTGCATTAAATAACGTTGGGGTTGCATGAATAAACATTTTATTTGACATATGTTCATATGTTTCAATTACTTCTTTTATATCATTTCCATGTATTCCAATTGCTACTCTCATAAATAAATGTTGAGGTCTTTCTATTATCTTTCCATCTATTTTTAACAAATAAGATCTCTCTAATGTTTTAAATCCAAAATAATCTATATTATAATCTTTTTCATAATCTATTACATCATTTAACTTCTCTTTATGTTCATTTACTACATTCATTAATTCTTCTGATACTAATGGATTTTTTACACCATTTATATCTATCTTATTATATAATAATGTTGCTACTTCACTAAAAGAAGGTGAAGTATTTTTATGATGATTACTTATTATTATTCTTGAAGATAAAATACCATACTCCGGATGTTCTGTTATATAACTTGAACATATTTGAGCTGTTAATTCATCTAATTCACTTGTTGGAACACCATCATAAATACGAGCACATACATATTGTGCTATACCAGTTGGATCTAAATTTTTTAAATCATTACTATGATTCTTAATACGACGAATTACCTTGTCAAATGATACATCTTCATAACTACCATCTCTTTTTTTTACACGCATAATATACATTTTATTATTACAAAAATGTTTATATACTTTTTGTATTATAAAAATAAATTATTTAATTACTCGCAACCTGCCTCTGTCCAAGGGACACCACATTTTTTTGACCATTCACATCTATGTAAGTTCTTTGGTCCATTTTCATCATTCTTTAAATATTCTTTTGCATCTAAATATGCTAAATATTCTGGATATACTTTTGTACAATCATAACCAGTGAAAGCTACATTCAAATAATACTTATCATCTTCTTCATTAGAATATTTACGGATTTTTGAACTGGTAGCTGAATTACTTGCAGTTGATTTATTATTAAATTGATAGTTTGTTGAATTCGCAGTAGATGTAGATGAAATACTTCCATTTGGATAAGCTATTCCACCATACATTGCTGTAAATGCAGATAATGCTTTATAATCATTTTTATTATAATTAAAAGTTTCTGAATACCATGTATTTGAATTACCAGTTACAGTAGATGGATTATCTGCATTTGTTGCAGCTGAAGTTACACCTTGCAACTTAGTTTGATTTGTATTTCCCTTAAATTCATCTGTATTTTCAATTATACTATCGTTCATTTCACATTTATAGTTAATTAAATGTTTTTTAGATGTATCTATTTTATAATCAGATAATTTAACATCTTTACCCTGACTAGATGTGGAATATTGAACTTCTTCCAAATGATGATTCCAACCAAGAATTTTATTTCTTTCATCTATATCATCAACTTTGTTTAATTTATAATAATCTGGACAAGACATTGAATTATTTTCTATATCATCTAAACTTGCTTTTTTTGCTTCTTCTGGTTTCCAATTTATAACTAAAATTGTCATTACAACTATAATTACTATTGTTCCAAATATTACTACTGATGCAAAAGGTTTTAAATCTTTATACAATGATTTACCTTGTTCCGTAAAAGTTGCAAATAATATTAATGCAACTGCAAATATTGCATAAACTATACAAATTGCAATTGTTCCCATAAAAGCATTGTATTTCGAAGATTTAATAAGTTCGTTTTCTTTTTCATTAACCATTTTTATATATAATAAACATTAAAACTCTTTTAACTCTAATTCTTTAGTTCCTTTAGAACTCATTGATTGAGGTCTTTCTAAAGGTTCTGGTAATTTTTGAATATCTTGTAAATATTTTCTTTTCATATTTATACTTGATATTATTCTTGGAACTGAAAATTCTAATACTTTTTTATTTATTTCTTTTACTTGATTTACAATTGAAACATTAGTTCTATAACGTGCATGTTGTAAAAACATTGCTCTCATTATTATTTTTAACTCGGTTTCATTTTGTTTTTTTATATTATATCTTCCTTCTGTTTTATTTAATATCATATTTTGCATCCCATAATGTAACATATCTATATTTTCTCTTGAAAAAAATAAGTCAGATAATGGTGTTCTATTTGTTGTATGAGAAATTGCTTCTGATGAATAATTACATAAATTTTGTTTTTCATTATTATTTTTATACGATAAACTTGAAGAATTATTATCACTTACATTTATTCTACCATTAATAACATTCATTGGTAATGTTTCATAATTATAATATTCGTCAAAATTTTCACCTTGCATTTTAATATTCCTATATAATAAAAAAACATCATGTATCAACAGATACTCAATGAACTATCACCACAAAACAAAATTAAATTAACTAATAAACTTAAAACACATAGTGATCCACTTAATATTTATAGTTATATTGATTGTATTATTTCTAATTCAACTAATTTACCTAAAATATCACAATCTGAAATAAATAAAATTGATAAAAAATGTACTCCAAAATCTATTAGAGGTGGTGCTGCTACTATACACCCTGATTTATATGCTACTAATAATTATACTGAAAATCCTGCAAATCAAGTTGAAATGAAAATTAATTTCGAAAATAATATTGCCAGACCACAATTATTAATTGGTGGTTGTGAATGTAAAGAATTATATGAACAAGTTAAAAAATATTTAAATAAACATATTAAAAATAAAATATCACTTAAAAAATCATTAAATTGTATTATAACACAAAGATTACTTAGTTATATTAAATTAGTTAATAAAAATAACCGTCTTACACCATTATATAAAAAATGATTTATTTTAATATTTATAATTATGCCTGTTATAACAATAGATGGTAATATTGGAACTGGTAAATCTTCAATTCTTGAAGAATTACAAAAAACACATAATCAATTAATTAGTCTAGAACCTGTACAAGAATGGGAACCTTACCTTGAAGATATCTATAAAAATAATAAAGGATTTTTCAATTTTCAACTTAAAATATTCTTGGATAGAGCATTTATACAATCCAGAACTAATTCTGTTATCTTCATGGAAAGAAGCCCTAAATTTACTAAAGAAACTTTCATTGAAATTTATAAAGATAAATTTACTTCAAAAGAATATAACATACTTCAACATTTATATGAAAATACTGATCATAAATATAATAAATCAATTACTGAACCGGTTTTATATATTTATATTGAAACTAGTCCAGATATTTGTTATGATAGAATAAAAGAAAGAAATAGAAATTCAGAAAACACTATAGAATTTGAATTATTAAAAAAATTACATGATAAACATAATGAAACTTATGAAAATGCATTTAAACAAGGATATTCTATATATAAAATTAATAGTGATAACAAATCAGTTAAAGAAATTGCAGAAGAAATTATGTGTTATATACAAGGTAATTAATTATAATCATATATATATACTGTTTTTACTTCACTTAACATTATATTTTCGTCACAACATATTCTATAATGAAAATGTGGAACTATTTCTTTATCAAAATGTATTTTATAACTATTTGGTAAATTTAATTTAATTATAGCTTCATTGTTTTTTACTTTTGTAACACCCACATTTTCATAATCACCATATGCTATCCATGGATTATCATATATTTTTTTATTATCTTTGTCCTGTTTAGCTGCCCAATAAATTATTTTTCTACCATCTTCAACATCTGGTAATTTTAATACATGTTGATATGTATAATTCTTTGGATATTTTTCATCTACTATTACAGTTGATGGAAATGCAGATTTTCCTAAAAATGGTAATAAACTATAATCTTTAATAAAAATATATATTGCACATATTATTACTATTGTATATAATAATTTAGATAAGAAACCATTATCATGCATTGATAACATATATAACATATGACTAATTATATATAGTAATAAAAAACTTAATATAAAAAAATGAAGCCATATATTCATCATCTTATTTATTTTTATACAAAATGTAAAAAAAATGTAAAAAATGATAAAAATATTTTGGTTTTATTATCTAAAAACCAAAGATGCCCACCACTATCACCGTTGCACAGTTCCAGCTTATTAAGACCAAGATTTCCGAGATGGAAGACAAGGAATTCTTTCGTGAGGAGTTGTTCAAGGAATTCAACAGAATTGTTAATGATACTAAAAAAAAGAAGCAGACTAATGGAGAAAAGAAACCACTCAGCCCCTACAATCTCTTTGTCAAGGAGAAGATGGCGGAATTGAAGGACGAGATTCCAGATGGTAAAGAACGTATGAAGAAATGTGCTGAACTCTGGAAACAATCCAAAGTCCAGCAGTCTGATGAGGACAACAAGAAGGACACAGACAATGAGTCTGATAAAGACGAGAAACCAGTAGTTGCCAAGAAGAACAAGAAGAAAAAGTAAAAATCCCTATTTAGGGGTAATAAAAGAGGTTTTCTTTTATTATTTGTTTGTAACTATATTTTCATGTAAAAAAAATGTAAAAAATGATACGAATATTTTAGTTTTACTATCTAAAAACCAAAGATGCCCACCACTATCACCGTTGCACAGTTCCAGCTTATCAAGACCAAGATTTCCGAGATGGAAGACAAGGAATTCTTTCGTGAGGAGTTGTTCAAGGAATTCAACAAAATTGTTAATGATACCAAGAAAAAGAAGCAGACTAATGGAGAAAAGAAACCACTCAGCCCCTACAATCTCTTTGTCAAGGAGAAGATGGCGGAATTGAAGGACGAGATTCTAGATGGTAAAGAACGTATGAAGAAATGTGCTGAACTCTGGAAACAATCCAAAGTCCAGCAGTCTGATGAGGACAACAAGAAGGACACAGACAATGAGTCTGATAAAGACGAGAAACCAGTAGTTGCC